GCATAATGGAATTTGTCATTGGTATTTTTGTAATAGGTTTTCTTGGTGCAATGTTTTATTCACAAACCGTTAAATGGGAAGTCTATAAACAAGAAAGAAAAATAGAGTTTTTAAATGAAGGTATAGTGGAGTTAAATTATGGTGTTAATCAACGAGATTCATTAATTTTAGATTATAAAAGTAGACAAAAATTAACAAATTTATTTGTTAGGGAAATGTTTTCAAGTAATTATTATATTAATAGTTTGACCGGTTATCATCCTACTGTTGAACAATGTGATAGAACGCCTGATATTACAGCAGACGGAACAAAGTTTGATATTAATAAGGCTGGTGAATATAATTATGTCGCGTTGAGCCGAGATTTATTGGCTCATTTTAATAAGCGTGGAGCCGACATACAATTTAGTGATTATGTTCTTATTAAGGGCACTCCTAATGGTGCTCAAGATGGTATTTATCAGGTTCGTGATACGATGAATAAACGACACACTGAATGGATTGATATATTATTAACTCCTGGAGAAAAGTCCTTTTATTATCGTAATATTTTAATGCATAAAATCACTGATGAAAGATATGTTTCTATTCTTCAGGAAATTTATGGAAGTTATCCTGAACAACAACCAATAGCAATGGTTGAACCGGAAGTACAATAAAAATTATTTTTCTCTTGACTTTTATTATTTTATTTGGAACTTTAATTAGTTATTATAGTATAATAAATATATTAAAGACCGCCTTGAATTACTTTATTTTATTTATATAGTTATATTATGAGGAGACTGCATGATAGATGAAAAACAAATTGAACAAAATTGGAATAATTTAATTACTTTTATAGAAAATAATTTTGATGGAGAACGAGAAAAACTATTACTTGAATTATATAATACATATGCGGACAGAATTGGAACTTCTCCAGCCTCTAATCGAATTAATTATCATTCATGTTATACTGGTGGTTATGTTTGTCATGTATTAAATGTAATTAAATGTGCTGACAAGGTATCTAAACTTTGGATGAGTCTTGGTGGTTCTGAAACTTATACTGAAGAAGAACTTAATTTTTGTGCTCTTAATCATGATTTAGGTAAAGTTGGAAATCTTGAGTATGATTATTATGTTCAAACTGATGAACAGTGGAAAATTAAACGTGGTCAGTTGTATGATTTTCATCCCAAATTACAGTATATGGCTATTCCAGATAGGTCTATATTTTGGTTACAACAATTTGGTATTAAAATAACACAAAATGAATATCTTGGAATTAAACTTCATGACGGGCTTTACGACGAAGGAAGCAAGTCATATTATATTACATATGATCCACGATTCGGTATGAGAACAATGTTGCCATATATTATGCACTGGGGTGATATGATGGCTTTTAAACTCGAACATGAAGAGTGGTTAGGAACATCTGACGGAATTAATTTTATGAATAGTGGAGGAAGTAATTTAGGAGGAATTTCATTTCCAAAGAAAAAGGAAAAAATAACACTTGAACCGAGCGTCGACGTATCCGGGTCTGACGTGGCTAAATTTGAAGATTTATTTGGAGATGCACTTAACTTTAAACTTTAAAATAAAGAGAATGACAATGATTGAAACCTTAATTGTAATTATATTAATAATAATAATAATAGTTCAAAGTATTATCATACGGCGAAAAATGGTTCAACATGATAAGTATGATAAAATACTTGACACATATGAGACATGGATTGAAAATTTTGCTTTAACTGTTGAGGCAATAGATGATGAACTTAATAAAATAGATGACGATGGAACATTTCGTTCTGATGACGAAGTAGGTTTCTTTTTTCAAGCAATTTTCTCAATTTTAAAACGATTATCTGATTATGGTTTAGTAGATGAACCTGAACAACTACCGGGAGAAATAAATGAACAAAAAACGGAAAATGTATTTTACGAAGGAAGCAGAGAACGCAATCGTAGAATACAACGAGTCAGAAAACTCGACGTTGAGATCGAAGATATACAGAAAAAGAATAGAAAGACCGATTAATAAATTAGTAGAAAACATAATAAACAGATTTAAATTTCCATATTTTCAAGAAACCACAAGAGATTTACAGGCAGAAGTAGTCTCTTTTTTAGTTTTAAATATGGCTAAATATGACCAACGTAAAGGAAAAGCATTTTCATATTTTTCTATTTTAGCAAAGAATCATTTAATTTTAAATAATACAGATATATATAAGCGCTTAAAGGTTCAACAAAGAATTGATACTGGCGAAAGCGAACAAGTATTTGATATTATTGATGAAGATCAAAATCATAAATTTAATGATGATATTCCTGAATTTGTAGTTATGATGGTTAGTTATTGGGAAAATAATTTATCTTATATATTTACTAAAACTCAAGAAATAATGATAGCCGATGCTATTATTACTTTATTTAGGCGTTCTCAATCAATTGAAAATTTTAATAAAAAGGCTCTTTATTTGATGATTCGTGAGATGACAGGATTACGAACTCAATATATTACTGCTGTGGTTAATAAAATGAGAAATCATGTTACTGTTTTACAGACACAGTATAATAATGATGGATATTTTAATGTAGACGAATCTATTGAAGATTTTATGTGACCTGATGCTCTAATGGTTACACGACGGGCTATCAAATGGTTCATTTGAATATAAAGGTTGTTTCCTTAATCGGAAATGACCTTTTTTTATTTTATATATTTATAAATGAAAAGGTATATCAATCATGGAGATTATTATGGACGACAAAAAAAATTATGAAATATTTAATGGAAAGACTCTTTCTGGTTTATTTAATGACATTTATAAAAATTCTGATACTACTGGAAAACAAGTTGAAAATCTTATTATCCAATTAAAGAAATTTGTAACTAGTCTTGAATCAGCAACTGTTATTGTTCCTCTTATTAGAGAATATCTTGATGTAAAGGTAAAAAGTGATGAGCATTTAGTTAAGTTGTCTGATACAGTACAACGATTATTGCGTTCTGACAAAACGACTGGAGAAGAAGGATTACTTATAACTGAAGATGAAAAGAAACGATTACTTGAAGATGTTCCGACATATGAAGAAATTAGAAGGAAAGAAGAACTTCGTATAAAAAATTTAGATAAACAAGTTGAAATAATCAAAGAAGAATTAACTGAAAAAATGAAAGAGGAAAATACTGAAGATGGCGTATAAAATAGATAAAAATAAAGGTGGGGCGAGATACGCTAATAGACAAATTGGATTAACCACTCAAGATAAAAATCCTGCTCGTGAAATTGGAGCACCGAATTATGAATTTTATGAACTTGAACCAGCAGAAGTTATTGATATTATTTTAGATGATACTCATCCTGATTTTCAGACGTATGAAGATATTGGAAAAGCAAAAATTCGTTATATTCATAGTGAAGTAGGGAAAGATGAAGCGTTATTGGCTTGGGCTAAACCAATAGATTCTAACATTAAAACATTTCCGCTTAAGCATGAAATTGTTGTTGGAATAATATTATTTTCAGATTTTTATTATACACAAAAGCTTAACATATTTAACAACCCAAATGAAAATTCTTATCCCGGAGCAAGTTTGCCAGATTTGTCGCGGGCATATAAGTCTAAACGAAAAGCGAATGAATATGAGGATATTTCTAATTCTGGTTCTCCAAATAAACAAACAATTATTGGAGATGTTAAACTTGGAAACTCGTTTAAAAAAAGTGATATTAAACCAATGCTCCCAAAAGAAGGAGACATTATAATAGAAGGTAGATTTGGACAGTCAATTAGGCTTGGTTCTAATTCTGAAACCCAATTACCAAATTTTAAATTACGGGTTGGACAACCTGACCAGGTTCCTGATCAAGCTCTTCAAGTTATAGAAGAAGATATAAACAACGACCCCAACTCAATTTGGATTAGTTCTGCTGATGAAAAAATAGAATTAAATCCCGCGACAATTAATTCAAATGTTCATTTAAAATTTTATAATAAAACAAATGAATTTATTGGTAATCAAATATTTATTAATAGTGATAGAATTGTTTTAAATACAAAACAAAACGAAATTATGGGGTTCGCTAAAAAAGCAATTAATTTGGTTACTGAAGGTATATTTACAGTTGATTCTGTTGATAGAATGGTTTTAAATACAAATTCAAAGATTGTATTAAATAGTCCTGAAATTTATTTGGGTAACGATAGTGCTACTGAACCTATTGTTTTGGGAGAAACTTTGAAAAATTTATTGGAACATTTAATAGATTTGTTAGCTAACCATACACATTTAACACCAACAGGTATAGCTGCCCCAATGGTTGAGAGTGGATTATTGTTTCAGTGGAAAAGTAAAATAAGCAGCACGTTATCAAGAAGAAATTTTAGTTTGTAAAATTGAAAGGAATTTTATTATGACAAAAAAAGATTTACAAGCATTGATTAGCGAATCAGTCAAGGCTGTAATTATTAAAGAAATAAAACCTTTAATAAAAACGACAATTAGACAGGAATTTAATAAAATTCTTGAAGAGGCTGGAAGTCGTTCTGAAAGTTTACAGGAAGATAGAGAAGATGACACGAGTTTAACTCGTTTATTAGAAAATCAAGAAGAAGATGAAACACGAAGAACAGTAGGTAAAAAGATATTTAATACTGGTGGGCAATTTGATAATATTTTAAATCAAACAGCTGAACAATATTCTGGAAAACCACTTGCCAATGCAGCTGCTGAAGGACTCAACGAACAGAAAGAAGTTGTGTTGAATACTAACACAGTAATGTATGGTGAGGAACTTGGTAAAGTAGGAACAGATGTAAAAATTCCTGGAGTGGGTGCGAATAAAATGTCTCCAGTAAAAAAATTATTAAATTCACCGGCACCAAGAAATCCTAATGCTCCAGTAGTAGTATCATTACCAACAAAGAATGCTGATGGCAGACCGATCAATTTAAATAATGTTCCTGCTAGTATAGTTCAAAATATGATGAAAAATTACAGTGGTTTATTAAATAAATCAAAAAAAGTAAGTAAAACTCGAGGTGGATAATGGCTGAGCCAATTGGAGTAAAAGTGCCGATACAACTGGGCACAACAGGATATTTTAATCAAACATTTACATCTATTGATGAAGCAAAGGCAAATATGTATAATTTGTTATTGACTCAGAAGGGAGAACGAGTTATGCAGCCTGATTTTGGTACAAGCATATATGGTCTTTTATTCGAGCCGATAACGAGAAATATAAAAGATGATTTAGAGACTGAAATACGAGACGCTGTAGATATGTGGTTACCGTATGTTGAATTAGTTGAAGTTAGTGTTGATATATCAAACATAAATATTGAGAATAATCGGATTGATATAAAAATCGGCTTTGGCTTAAAAAGAGATTTAAAAGAATACGATGAAATAATAGTAACGTTTAAAGCATAACGGAGAAAATAAATGCCTATATCTCAACCAAAAAAAATAGTAAATTTGTCATATAAAGAAGCTGTTGCAGCTGATAAAAATGAAGCCAACGTATATAGAAAATTATTGCCGAAATTTACAGATATTATAAAAGATGTTGATAAACTTATTGAAACCGGAGAAGGTGAAAAAATTTATAAAAAGAAGGGAATTGAAAATAAATATCCCATATTTGTTAAAAATTGGAATATTTCAACTAAGCCTTCATTAAGAAAATCATATACAACTCTTAAAAAAACTAATAGTGGATATGAAGCAAAAAATGCTGTTAAGAATTTTGAATTTTATTTAAAAGGTCGTATGAAGATATTTTATAATAAAAAATTGAATGTGGTTATTAAAAAATTAGGCTTGTATGGAAAAGCATCTGATTACGTGATGGATGTAGAGTTGGAAACATAATTAGGAGTAAGACATGAAAATTTCTATGGTTAGAATAAATGAAATAATAAAAGAAGAAGTAGAAAAAATTGACGACGAAACTCGAGAAGAATTGTCGAATTATTCACATTATGCTTGGTCTAGCTGGGTATCATCTATTATTAAAGACCATGAAAATGAAGATGGTAGTGTAACAATACCAAAAAAGAGAATTGATAGATGGAAAAAATTGATGAATATTCCATATGAAAAACTCCCAGAGGTTGAAAAGGATAAAGACCGTGAACAAGCCGACGAAATGATTGATGTTGTTGAAGATTAAATTTTGGAGATAAATAATGCCCAATAAAGAGGTTAGATATTTAGGAAGAGATTTCTCAGAACTAAGAGAAGGATTGACAAATTTTGCTAAGGTTTATTTCCCTGGCACATACAAAAACTTTAATGAATCGTCAGTTGGAATGATGTTTCTCGAAATGGCATCTTATGTTGGTGATGTACTTTCTTACTATACAGATAATTCATTAAAAGAAAGTCTTTTACTTTATGCTGAAGAAGAACAAAACATATATGCATTAGCACATACGCTTGGATATAAACCAGCATTATCTGTTCCTGCTTATACTGATGTTGATATTTATCAAATAGTTCCTGCCGTTGGAACAGGTGCTGCTGTTGCTCCTGATTATAGATATGCTTTAATTGTTGATTCTGGAATGCAAGTTCAAAGCGAAAGTGATTCAGGAATATTTTTTAGAACATTAGAAGATATTAATTTTGCTGTATCAAGTTCAGATAATCTAACTGATAAAGCTGTATTTGAGACTGATGATTCTGGTAATGTGACATTTTTTGTTTTAAAGAAAAGTGTGAGAGTATCAGCTGGAGAAATAAAAACACTTGATTTTTCTTTTACTGAACCAAAAAGATTTGAGAAAAAAATAATAAGTGATTCAAATGTAATTGAAATACTTGATGCAACTGATTCTGATGGTAATACCTGGCACCATGTTCCATTTCTTGCTCAGGATACTATGTTTGTTCAATTAAGAAATGTTGCTTCGACTGATAAAGATTTAGCTCAATACAATGATGCTGCTCCATATCTTTTAAAATTACAAAAAACTGCTCGAAGATTTGCATCAAGGATTCGTGGAGATAAATCGATAGAAGTACAATTTGGTGCTGGTGTTTCCGATGACCCTGATGAATTATTAATTCCAAACCCGACGAATATAGGTTCAAATGTATTTGGAAGTGTGACATTTACTGATAATCCAATAGACCCAGCAAACTTTTTACATACAAAAACATATGGTCAAGCTCCACAGAATACAACAATTACTGTAAAAT